AAACGTAATTAAAAAGTCTTGGGCTGATAAACATTCAGGGCCTAATAATCAGCAAGGTGTAGCATTTTTACAAGCTGGTTTTAAATTTAAACCTATAGCATCTAAATTAGAAGCAGCAGATATTGACGCAAGAAAGTTAACTATTGAGGATATATCTAATCTTACTGGAGTTCCAGGCTTTTTACTTTTAGGAAACAACAATATATCCACTACAAATATTGAAATATTAAACAGAATATTTGTTCAATATACTTTAAGAGCATGGACTAAGCGAATTGAAAACGAATTTAATACGAAATTATTCCCTCAAAAGGATTGGGGAAAATATTACGTTAAATTAGATTTAGATGAGTTGTATAGAGGTGATGTTATGGCTAGAGCAGAATTTTACACTAAACTTTATAATATTCGGGCTATTGCACCTAATGAAATTAGAAATCTGGAAGGATTTAATCCTTATGAAGGTGGAGATAAGTTTGGTATGCCGCTAGCGTCAAATAGTAGAGAAGTTCCTGTTGAAGGCCAACAAAATAATGTTCAACAACAATAATATATGGAAACAAGGTATTTTAATATAGAATTTGCTGCCGTAGAAGAAAGAAAAATAGAAGGCACTGCGTCATCAATGGATAGCCCTTATGATATGGGTAATTTTGACGAAGAAATTGATATGGATGCTTTTAATGATGCTGATTTTAGTGAGGCAGCTGCTTTATTTAATCATGACCAAAATATTGTTCTTGGAAGGGTTAGAAATAATACTTTGCAGATAAAAAGAGAAGGCAATAAATTAAAATATACTATTGACCCACCAGAAACTAATGCTGCAAATGACGTTATGACATTAATTAGGAGAGGTGATGTTTATCAATCATCTTTTGCATTTTCATTAAAAGAAAATGGTGATTCTTGGGAAATGAGGGATGGTAGATGGAAAAGAACTATTAAAAAAATTGACAAAGTATATGATGTTTCACCGGTAACATATCCTGCTAACCCAAATACAATGGTTGCCGCAAGAAATATGGAAAGACATATTCAGCAAAATGAAAAAGCGGAATGCAATTTCAATGAGTTTGTTGAATTTTTAAACAATTTAAAAAAATATTAGTATGTTAAAATCTGATGAATTAAAGCAGTCGCGTTCCGCTAAAATAGAAGAAATGCGATCTTTAATTTCTGCCATTGAAACATTAGGGGCGAACGCCAACGATGAACAAAGGTCGAAATTAAACAACATTCGGAATGAGGTCACTAATCTTGAAAATGATATTGAAAATCATTTGATGTTAGAAGCCGAAGCCAAAAGAATGGCTACTCCTGCGGCTAGGGGTAACGAAAACAAAGTTAGCGACGAGCAAAAAGTAAAGAAAAACTATTCTTTTCTTAGAGCAGCTAACCTCGTAGCTAATAATAAAAACTTAGACGGCTTGGAGCTTGAAATGCACCAGGAAGCTGAAAGAGAATTTAAACAGGCAGGAATTTCAGCATCCGGAAATCTTTACGTTCCTAAAATGTTTGTTAGGAGCGAAAAGAGGGATATGACAGTAAGCTCCGCGCCTGGTGGTGGTAACACTGTACCCACTATTTTAGGTGATTTAATTCCTTTCCTTGATCCTAGATTAGCGGTCATTCAGGCAGGTGCCACTTTGCTTACTGGATTAACTGGTAACTTGGATTTTCCTAGAAATGATGCAGCTGCTACTGCGGTTTGGGAAACAGAAAATTCTGCTAACGACGAAACTAGCCCAACGTTTGATAAAATCAGTATGTCGCCAAATCGTTTAGGTGCATTCACTGATATTTCTAAACAGCTATTGGTTCAATCGTCTATTGACGTGGAAAACTTTGTAAGGAATCGTTTAAGCGAAGCAATTAACAGAGCATTGGACTACGCTTTAATTAATGGTGATAATTCTACGCAACCATTTTACGGTATTTTAAATACTGCTGGCATAGGTTCTGTAGCGATTGGTACTGATGGTGGGCCGCTTACTTACAAGCACATTATTGACCTTGAAACTGCTTTAGCTACGGATAATGCTGATTTTGGCACTTTAGCGTATCTTACTACTCCGGGCGTAAGAGGATTTTTAAAGAATACTGAAAAAGCATCTGGAACTGCTCAATTTGTTTGGTCAGATGGTGCGCCTCCTGTTGGTCAGCAAGGTATTAGAACCGATTTGTTAAATGGGTATAGGGCTTATGTGTCAACACAGGTTCCAAACAATTTAACTAAAGGCGGTGGCACTAATTTGCATTCAGTAATTTTCGGAAACTTTGCAGAATTGCTTATTGGTCAATGGGCTGGTTTGGATGTTGTGGTTGATCCTTATTCATCTTCTAAAAATGCTTTAGTTACCATTGTTGTTAACTCATGGTGGGATGCTGCTGTTCGTCATGCTCAATCATTTGCCGCAATTAAAGATGCGGATATTACTGGCATATAAATCTTAATAAAATGAAGAATATTTTAATAGGTTTGTTTGTTTTTGCTGCCATTGGTTTGACGGCATTTAAAAACGACCGAAGCAAAACTTTAGATGCTAATTATGACGATGCATCTAGTACGTTTTACAGCTATTCAGTAACGGACACAATAACCAATACTGAAATAGACACAATAACTATTCCGGTAAGTTTACTTAGTCCGTGGAGTGGTTATTGGAGCGTAGTAGCTACTAACTTGTCGGGTACTACTTATATTTTGCCTACAGTGTTGCAGGCTGCTAGCTCTACCGATTATACAAGCGTCGCAACATTGGACACATTAAACACAAACGGTTTAGTGCAATCTAATGAAGATGCAATAATTGGTGGAACTAAATATAGATTAGTGTTGACTGGTGTTGGTACGCAGTCAACAAAATATACTGCGTACTTTGTAGCTAAAAACCCATAATATGAGAGTGCGGTTTATTAAATCGCCATCTGGTTCACCACATTCCCTTGGATATTTTCAGGGGGATGTGGCTGAATTAAATGACGTTACGGCAAATGAATTAATAAAAGCAGGTATAGCAGAATCTTTTGAAAGTAAAGTTACTGTAGAAGAAAATGCAGTTTTAATTGAAACCAAAATTAATTCTAAACCCAAAAAGGCAATTAAAAGATGAAACCCTGGAGAGTAACAGTTGATCAGACAAATGAGTTATGGACTTCTGCGGAAGTTAAAAATTATTTGAAAGTTGATGATTCAACTGATGATGCTCTTATTGCCACAATGCTTAAAGCTGCCAGACAAGCGGTAGAATCTAGGCAAAATATATCTACGCTTACCAAAACTATTGTACAAAGATTAGAGCGTTTTCCTTCAAGTTACAAAGTAGCTACTGATTATGAAAACGTAATTAAATTGTTAGTTTACCCTTGTGTTGGCGTTACGTCAATTACTTATTTAGATGAAAATGGTATATTGCAAACATTGTCACCTAGTTTATACGAAGTAGATACCTATAAAGGTATTATCGGAGAAGCGGTAGATCAGGATTTTCCAGACACTTATTTATCATTAAATGATGTGACGATTACATATACTGCTGGTTACGGAATAAACGCTACAGATTGTCCATCAGACATTAGAATCGCAATTTTAAAATTAGTTGCGTCTATGTATGATAATAGAGGTGATGCAGTACATAAAATGCCAACTGCTACAGATATAATGCTAAATAGGTATAAGTATGATTGGGTATAATAAAAGTGAAATTGTTGGCAAAATGAGAGAAAGAGTTGTTTTACAAAATAGAACAATATCTCAATCTGGCAGTGGTTTTCAATCAGAAACTTATACTAACATAGCTACTTTATGGGCATCTGTAGATTATAAAACTGGTTTTGAAGAAGAAGATGCTGATAAAATTGTTGGTCAGCAAAAAATATTATTTACTATTCGTCACAACGTAAATGTTACAATAAAAAGTAGATTTTTATATCGTAATGATTTATTTCAAGTCGAAAGAATTGAAGTAAGCAATGATAGAAGATTTATGGATTGTTTAGGAACGTTTAGAACAAGTTACTAATATGCCTAGAAGACCTGCTTCATTTGTACATACGGAAAGAGGAGTTGCTTATGCAAGAGCAAGAAACGAACAAAGATTAGCCGAACAAGGCGGTAAATTTGTTAGTAGAGAATATGCAATGAACTTGCAGATTTATGACAAAGATGTAATGAAGGCATTAGAACATTTAAGAACTAATGCAATGAGGGATTGGGAACAAAATAAGGTTAGTATTATTACTAATGCTTCTAAACCAATGGTTGATGCTATTAAGCCACAAATACCAATTTATAGGTTTCCAGAACACTACAGGTATATACAGAGTAAAAAATCTAGTAGAAGGATTAAAGTTACCTATAAGGCAGGTCATTTAAGAAATAGTGTAAAGGTTTTAAATCCTTTTAAGCCTAGATTAAGAAGGCAGGACACTATTGTAATTGGCCCATTAAAACAGTATCCAACTAAAATGGATAAAGGCCCATTTGACGGCATAAATAAATCAGATGCTTATTACGCAAATTTCGTATTTGGTGGTGCAAATGAATTTAGAAACAAGGCTTTATTACAAGGCTTTATAAAGGCAGAAAAAAGAACAGGAGATATTATAATTAATGGTGCAGAAAAAATCATCGAAAGAGAAACTAGAAATGCTGGATTAACTTATACTAGAACGTAATGAATATTGGCAATGTAATTTATTCAATGGTAGCAGCTAACGCTAATTTAGTTACTTTAATTGGAACTAGGATTTATCCAGAAGAAGCACCAATGGAAGCTACATACCCATATATAACCTACACTAAAGTAAACACAAATCCAACAAGAGTAAAAAACCTAATTAGCCCTAAAGATGAATTTAAAATTAACTTTTTTATTTATTCTAAAAATTATGATACTACTCAAAATGTTGGCGACGCATTGAGAATTGCACTTGACAACAAAAGAGGTGTTTATTCTAATGTAAAAGTTGATTGGGTTATATTTGAGGATGAAGCAAATGGAGATCCTATTATGGAGGATAAAATATATTGGATGGTACAAGATTATATGTTTAAAATCAATAATGTATGAGAATAATATTCATTAAGAGTTATGATAGTTTTGTTGTAGGAAATGTTTGTGATGTATTAAATGCAAAAGCAAACCAGCTTATTAATTTAGGCATTGCAGAAGAATATCATGGTCAAAATGTTGAGGTATATCCACAACGAGAGCAAGAACCTGAAAAAGAAATGGTTTATGTTCCAATTATTGTTCCGGAAAGTGAATTATATTCAATGCAAGAGGAGCAAGAAGAAGAATTTGATTTAGAAGACAAACCAATTAAAAACAAAACTAAAATAAAATAATCATGCCAACTACAGGAATTGTAAATGGTTCTTTGTTACGTTTATATGTAGGTGATGTTGCAGTTGCATATTCAACATCTGATACCTTAGATTTAACAAGAGCAATGCGAGAAATCGCGCACAAAGACAATACGTCTGCTTGGGTTGAAGTTGCACCAGGTCAAAAATCTGCAACTTTCTCTACTGAATTATTATTTGCCGATGTAGGTGATACAAGTGCAAACGTAAAATTCAATACTTTATTTGATAGCTGGAATAATGGATCAGCAATAGTTTGTACTTATACTACAGATGTTCTTGGTGATTCTATTTACACTTTTACTGCGTTTATTGAAAGTTTGTCCCTTAATTCAGCTAATCAAGAAAACGTAACAGCTTCAGCTTCTTTAAGAATTAATGGTGCTGTAACTAAAGTAACAAATTCTGTATTAGCTGCTCCAACAAATTTGGTTGCAACAGCATTAGTTACAGGACAAAGAATACAATTAAATTGGACCGCTCCTTCCCAAGTAGGTTTTCCTGCATTAACTAATTACAATATTCAATACAGACTTACTTCTGGTACTGTTAATGATTATCAAACTTTTGCAGGAACTTTTACAAGTCAACAGTTTACAACAGGTATTGGTGAGCTTACTGCTGCAACATCATATACTTTCAGAGTTGCCGCAATAAACTCTGCTGGTACAAGTCAATTTTCTAATGAAGCAGTTCAAACAACTGGCGCATAATATTTACATGAGGCTTTTTGGGGGCAGGAAAAATCTTGCTCCCTTTAGCCTTTAACTTTTAAATTATTTTTATGACCTCTGTAAATTATGTAAAAATTGAAGACAAAGACATACCATTTAAAATTGGTGGTTATGCTTTGTCATTATTCCTTAAACAGAAAAAAATTAAATTTTCTGAATTTTCTAAAGCACTTGAAGACGATTTAACTCTATTGTATGAGGTATTGTATTTAGGTGTACAGAATGGATACAAAAGAGAAGCCATACCAAATCCATTTACTTTGGAAACATTTGCTGAACTTATTGACGATTATAATATGGTTAATAAATTTAGTGAATTGTTATCAGAAAGTATGGGAGGTGAAAAATCAAACGAAAAAAAATAAGTGACCCAAATACAAAAGTTTTAGAGGTAGAGGATATAGAGAGGTTGTGTTTGGGTGATTTACAGATGACACCGGATGAAATGAATCAATTTGACTTTAGAGAATTATTAATAAAGATTAAAGGTCATTTTGATAACAAAGATTCGGAATACAAAAGAACCTGGGAACAAACTAGGTTTATGGCATATTGGAATGTTATGCCTCATACGTCAAAAACTTCTAACCTTAAACCAACAGATTTAATTAAATTTGATTGGGATGGAAAAACAAAGAAGAGAGATTTGACTGTAAAAGACTACGACATGATGAAATTTATGGATGGTGTTATAAAAACTAAAAGTGTCGGAGAAAAAATAAAATAATGGCAGGAATACTTAGTATAAAAATCAGGGCTGATGCTACTCCATTTGAAAGGAGTTTAAAGACTATTGGTAGAAACATAACTGCTTTCTCCCAAAAGTCACTTGCGGTTGGGCGTGGTATCAGTCTTGGTTTTACTGCCCCATTAATGGCAATCGGAGCTACTGCCGTAAATGCTGCTGCTGATTTTGATAGTTTAGAAAGAGCATTGTCTGGTATAATGGGTGGTGCTAATGCGGCTGCTGGTGAAATGGTAAAGTTGAAAGAGGCAGCTAAATTACCTGGATTAGGATTTGAAGAAGCGGTTAGGGGATCTGTTAATTTACAAGCGGTGGGTTTAACTGCCGAAGAAGCTAGAAAAACATTAATTGGTTTTGGAACAGCTATTGCTGCAAGTGGTGGTGGTGCGGTAAACCTTGCCTCTGTTACAAAACAGTTAACTCAAATGATTAGTAAAAACAGAATCCTTCAAGAGGATTTTGGTATTTTACAAGAGAATGTTCCTTTGATTGGTGATGCATTAGAAAAAGCATTTGGTACAAGAAATATAGAAAAGGTAAGGGCAACTGGCATTGCTGCCGAAGATTTTAATATGCGTTTGGTTGGTGCTTTGCAAACATTACCTGCGGTTATAGCGGCTACTGGTGGATTAAGAAATAATTTAGATAACTTTAAAGACAGTCTTAAATTTGCTCAAGTAGAATTAGGTAAAGCTATTTTAAAAAATATAGATTTAGAAGGTGTATTAAAAAGCATTACAAATAGAATAGAGAACCTTTTAATATTTTGGGGTGGTCTTAGCGAAGGAACAAAAGAATTAATTGTCATAACTGCCAAATATATAGCTATTGGTGGTGCATTAGCCTGGGTTATTGGTCAAATAATGAGTGCCGTTGGTACATTAACGATGGCATTTGGTGGACTTATAAGGTTTATGTCAACGTATGATCAACTTACAGGAATTATTAAAATTACTACAGGTGGTTGGGTTACTATTGCTTTAGCAGCTGCGGCCGCAATAGCTCTTTTTGCTTATAATGTTTACCAGGCAAACAAACCTATAGATGATTTGTCTGGTTATTTGTCAAGTTCTGCAAGAGAAATGCAGAAAGAAATAACACAATTAGAATTTAGTTTTAAACTTATAAACGATACTAA